GGCCTAAAACTCTTTGAAAACTGCTATAAAATCACCTTGAACTATTGACGGACACTCAATTAAGCTTGGCACAGGATATTAAATACAATCAAAGGAGTTAAGCCCTATGAAGCATTCGCACAAGACATTACTAGATTCTGGAATGTTAGAACACACGATCACAGGAATGATAAGGGCGGGATTGCTGCGGTACGAGGGCTGTAAGAAACCAAAATGTGAGGGTTCTTGTAACGGCCTACCACATAAATTAGGTCGCTGTGTAGCGTTGTACCAAATAAAACAAGAGGACAGGAACCCAAAAACAGTTGATTATTGGTACAACGCTACGCGTTGTGGCATGTTATGGACAATGTCTCCACCGTCAAGGTGGCCTAAATACTGGCGCAACAAGTGGAAGCGCACACCATTATGACGGCTGATATCCTGACTCGACAAGCAATCAACCAACATAATCGAAATGGGGGAACAATGACCACTTCCACAACAACACGACTCGAGCTCCTAGACTGGGATTTAATATTGCAAACCATACAACAGGTTAAGAATGGTGACAGAACTCCGGGATACCTACTAGGAGTTGGGAGTGACGCTAAGACCGTCAAGGGACAACGATTCGGCCATGTCACTGGCATACAGTATCTAACCCCAGCCGATGGTTCGGGTATTGTTAACCTGTGTCCGTTCGCGTCGCCCGGTTGCAAGGGTGGATGCTTAAACACAGCGGGGCACGGCGATCCACGCATGGGAAACACCGTCCAACAAGCTCGTCTTACACGTACGGCGTTCTGGCAATTCCAGCGTAACGAGTACTGGAAGCAACTCATCAAAGAGATCGATAGCCTAATACGTAAGGCGAATCGCACAGGAACAACTCCAATTGTTAGACTCAATGGTACTAGTGACGCTGTGTGGGAACGTACTGCGGTCGTGATTGATGGCGTAACTCTTGCGCCCAACATCATGTCCCTATATCCAACCACAACGTTCTACGACTACACCAAATGGCCATACGATAAACGACCGACCGACACCCTACCAGACAACTACCACCTCACATTTTCACGTTCTGAGGATAACCACACTGAGGCTATGCATAACCTTGAGATGGGACGTAACGTTGCCGTGGTATTCGACACAAAGAAAAACGCCCCGCTTCCCGAATTCTGGCAAGGCTATAGAGTGATAGACGCTGATATGTCCGACCTTAGATTCCTAGACGATGCTCCAGTTATCTGCGGGTTACGTGCAAAGGGATACGGCAAAAAAGACACCTCAGGATTTGTAGTTACTACCAAATAGATAAAGGAGACACACATGGATCAACCTAACGGAGACCCAAAGAGTCTATTCGACGCTATCGTATGCCATATGGAAATGATGAAACGTGCCCGGGAGTATGACAACACAGATTATAGCGGTAACAATGTTCCAACTTCCAGCCAGATCGAACAGGCCGTGAGCGTTCTTGCCAAAGCAAGGGAACTCCGCCGAATATTAAATGGTTGATGGTCTATAACTGTACCCAAAATTATTTGGGCACAGTCTTGGGCGAATCAACCATAATCGAAAGGCACATTATGAAACGCAAGCAGCTAACAAAAAAACAAGTTCTTACCCAATGGAAATGGAATGAACGCCGCATTCGCCGAATGGCTAGAGGTAAATAATGAAAACAACCAGTCGAATTCAATGTCCAAAATGTCCAGCGAAATTGAAAGCAAGATGGTATTGGCAGCACGTCGACAACCACGTACTTGAGATGGGACGTAACGTTCATATTCGGATGCCATTCAGTGACTAATTCAGGTAGTTGATGGTCTATCACACATACCAAATAATTTGGTATGTGTCATGATCGAATCAACCGACAAAGGAGAACGCGCATGAATTTAGTTATCGGGGATGTTATCGAGTTCAAGCTCCCCCAATTTGAAGGGGGTAGTTTCTATAGCTACGGCAGGCGTCGTGGGGGTAGCAAGGGTCGGTATGTTGGAGACCGTGAGTACAAAGGAACTATTGAGAAGGATTGGTACGACGTAAATGACAGACATTGGTTTTCAGTTAGGTTGTCGGACACTCGTAAACTCAAGCGCGTGCAAGGCAAAAATCTATACCCGAACGTTACGAAACACGTTGCCAGCGAACAACATGCAGATGCTGCTATCAACAAGAAATTAAAAAAGGGAATGGGGCTGATCCGATAGGCGAATCAAACCAACTAGTAGAGGGAGAATAGCAATGCCTAAACATTACGAGGTTGAGTTCACTGTACATGGTTGTTATATGGATACGATCTATGATGTAGATAACAAACAAGAAGCTATAGACAAAGCCATAGCTGATTTGCGTGATAGACCTATGTCTATTACAAAGGATGATGTAACGGTCACCTCAGCTATAGAAATAGATTATGAGTCAGGATTAAAGAAGGAAATAAACAATGTCTAACAAAATAGAAGCGCACCGTCACTGCGGTTCGCTTCCTAAATAGAGAAGGAGTACAAATGGATAATCTAACAATTGGTTCTATCAGTGAATGGGAAAATCCTAGCGAAGGTACAATGGAGAAAGTGCTTGAAGAGATAGCAACTGTCTTAACTACGCACTACAAAGACGATTGGGAATATAACTATGATGTTGAGGATGGTTGGGTAGATCTGAAACTACAAATACCATCGGATAAGTATGAGGATGACTAGTTGATGGCCTATAACTATATCCAAAATTATTTTGGATATAGTCTTGGGCGAATCAACAACCATATGTAGAGGGAGAAACACATGAGGGATGTACCAGAAGACGAAATTCTGTGGTCACTCCGAGTTGGAGATTTAGAGATCGAGTACGACTCTCGTAGAGAGTCAGGGGCTTATGCAGCACTGACTCCTATTGCCAAGGAAGAACTGATTTACGATGTGAAAAATGGGCTTGATTCAGGTCTGGGTGAGGCTTGGGCTGACTATATGAGTGCCGCCGTTGATGAGGCTTTACGTAAGTCAACACTAAATAAGGGGGGACACCGATGTACATAATCGAAACTAGAAATAAGCGTAATCCTAACTGGGCCATGAGGGGCATAGGGGACAATAACCTGTTCACCACCGACGCCGACGCCCGGAGCATGGTCGAGGAACTCAAAACCTTGGGAGACGATTGGGACACCGCTGAGTATCGTGTGGTATCGCTTGATAACATCTGCGATAGTTGCCTGGAAGCGGCATATGAAGAGGGTGGAATGGCCCAAGCGAAATGCCATTCTCCAGCCGTATGCGGGTGTGGGGTATGCAAGTGCGATGAGTGCGCGGGAACTAGTCCACACGTCTGTGATAGCTGTCTGCAAGCTGCGTATGACGAATTGAGAATCCCCACACACCACCCAGATTTTTGGGAATCGGAACGACACACCATCATGCGTGAACTGGGCGGTGAATTGGCAGACCATCTATGCGAGCAAATCGAGAGCGACGGCGGAGTATCGTGTGGATGCGGGTGTCGAGGTGATTAACCCCCACAAGCCCGGAGACAGCCTTGAATGCTGCGAAGATGGGTGCGACTCTCCAGATAAATGCTCGTGTGGTGCGTGCCAGTGCGAGGTCTGTTCGGATGCTGATGCTACCACCCACTATCTAGACTGCGATCAAACCTACTATGTGGACTAACGAAAGGACAACTAAAATGACTAACAAACGGAAGCAGCTTAAATTCACTACCACTGGCAGAACACTACATGCTGACATAGACCGCCACGCCTCTGATTTGGACGAGGAACTGTGTTCAGAGGCGAATTGTCAAGAAGTCGGGAGCGCGTATAGAACAGTAGGGAGTAACCGTGGTGTGCTGGTGTGCGGAGACCACTCTTTTCAAATGAAGGACTACCGAGAGTTTTAAATATATAGGGGGGCCTACTCAAAACCCTCAAAATATGGTGTCTGACACAGGAACGCATATCGGAAGGGCACAAAAATGAGCAATAAAGAAGGTCTGTACAAAGAAAGAATAGAAATTGTTGGTGAGCTTACCAGTTACCAAGGTAACCAGGTTGGCCTTAGGCACTGGCTGAAGAAACTGAACGAGAATAAATATAAGGTCGTGGTTAAACTTGTCAGTCAGAACCCAGATATGAAAGAGACTTTGGAAAGGGTGATTGATTTTGAGACGGTCTCGATTGAGTTTCCTTTGAGGGACATCCCAGCCCAACCAAGCTGCAATGGAGAATTCAACAGAACAGCAGGCGAAATCCAGCATCATAATTCGGAAGAGTGCGAAATTCACACAGTTCCATTTCACCTTCATTAGCGAAGCCCATTGAAACTTCATGTGGTATAATACTAATAGAGAGGGAGATCAGAATATGGCTACGCTCGTCAAATGCCCGATACCGGGATCCTCCATT